TTGATTATGTTCTGTGACCGACAGTGGATCAAAGACTCCAAGATCAGTATTATAGAAATCAATCTCTACAGTTTCACCAACAATAACATTGGTTCCCCAATCATCATAAGGAATATTATCATCATCAACGGTCGCAACAATATCAGCGCCACGATTATATGCTTCAACAAATCCAATATTACGACGTTGAATAGACTTCCATCCAATAGTCTCACTCAATTCTGGATATGTTTTCTCTTGATATTCTGGGGAGAGATAAATGCAATTTAGATTTTCATACTCATAATGTGGGGTTTTAGTATCACCCACCACAATCAGTGTCCAATCCTCTTTTCTTGAATACTTGATGGTAGCAAGAGTCGGGGGATTAATAGTTGTCGTTACAATATATTTGTTCACATTAAATACTTTTCAACGAAGTGTTTTGTTGTGTAGTTATTCACTGCCTTATTATAAGCGTTTTTTCTCATTTCGTCAAACTCATCATAATGATTAATAATGTATTCTAACTTCTTATCAAGATCCGTTTCATCATCAAAATACATAAAGTCTTCATCGGGAGTAAAGAAGTATTCGATTGGATTCCAGGGATCTCTTTGACAAAGAATTACACATTTAGAAAATGCTGCTTCAAACATTCTAGATTTAATTTGAGGCATTGTTCCACGATCAATATGAGTAAATGCTTTATTATCCCTACCTCTAGGAAAGTTATAATAGTTTTCTGCGGTTGCTGGATCAATGTTACAAAGACCATGAACAACTGACACTTTAGTTTCGGAAAGCATTCTCATCTTATCAGAATACGAACACCTAGGAACATTACCCATACTATAATGTCCGAATCTAAAATTATATTTGGTAAAGACATTCTGGATGTAACTATCCCAAGGTACTGACCTTGGAAGACTTCCAAAATAAGATACATCAATTACCTTTTCTCTCTCTTCTGGAATCCAGTCCTCACTGAAGGGAAAGAAAGCAAAAGTTCTATTATCAAAAAGTTCAGCAGTATATGGACAAATAGTTAGAATTGTATCTGCCTTTTCATGAAGAACTGATTTTGGACCTTGAACAACACAGAAGTTTGGTTCTTCTAATGTCAGAACAACTTTTTCTTTATCTTCATATTGACCAGAATATAGGTCACCATAAAAATCTGCCATAAACAAATAACAGTCTCTAGCAATATCTTCATACTTTTCAAAATTTAAATAGTATAAAGGATCTTCAGTAAGTCCATTCTCTGGTCTTACAAAATTTAAAACTTTCATAGAACCTCATTAATATCTTCTTGAGTTAAAATATAAACTCCCATATGCTGGACAGATTTGGAAGCCAGATAAACTGCCTTTGGTATGGCAACATTTAAATCTCTAGTATGTAAATAAAAGTAACAAAGAGTTGCCAAGAAAACATCACCTGCTCCAGTTACATCAAACACATCTACTTGAGGAGATCTGTATACATTATCTTTCCACTTTGCTCCCATCTTACCCATTGTGACGACTAGTTCACAATTTTTGGGTAGACTCTTCATTTTGTTTTCTTCATCATTGTTAATCTTGATGATAGAATTATTAAAGTGTTTCAAATCTGGATTCTTACTATCAACAAAAATTGGTCCACCAAATTTTTCACACAAAACACTAATTGATTCAAGATCAAGAATTCCTTTACAATAGTCAGATATAATTACAGCATCATACTTTTTACAATCAGGTATTTCCACAACATCTACCTGGTGTCCAAGATCTTCTCTTAAAAGAAGTTGATTGGACTTAGTATCCACAAATCTTCTTTTGATTAGTTGGTCTGGATCGTTGGTAATAAAGTCAACATCCAAACCATAGGCAAGCAGATTCTCTCTGACGTTTGCTGCCATTCCTGGGCGAGTTTCTTCTGCTCTGTAATCAAATACAGGAACAGGTGCCTCCGCACATAACCTGTCGCAGACACCATAGTGATAAATGTCTTTACAAGACTCACCGATAAGTAAGACCTTGAAGTGTTCTTGTTGTTGAATATTCTCCAACTCTGTCAAAAAACCGAACTGCCTTGGCATAATGTCCACCTACAACCTCTTTACCTTTCCAATCAGATCCTACGACCATTATATCAGGATTTATTGTTTTTATCAAATCCTCAAGTTCTTCTTTACTATTAAAGATATGAACAACATCAATATAACGTATTGCCTGTAATACTTTGGAACGATCCTCTTGGGAAAAGATTGGTCTTTCCTTTCCTTTCATCTGTGCGACTTTCTCATCAGAGTCAATCGCAACAATCAAATAATCACCCAGAGACTTTGCATACTCAAACAGTTGAATGTGTCCAGGATGAAGCACATCAAAGCATCCGTTTACAAAGATGATTTTCATTTCTCCCCCATAATCATAAATGAGTTATTCAAATCAATCCCAGAAACAAATACGTTCCTATACCCACGATCAACCATATAATCACGAATCATCTCTGGCACAAATACGTGCTTGTGCTTTCGGTTGTTCCATGGTCTCCAATATTTCTGACTATAATCTGGAAGATAAAGAAAAAGAACTCCACCATCTACCAGACGTTCATACCAGTAGTTCATTGTCTCAACCCAATCATCAACGTGCTCAAGACAATGACTAGAAAAGATATAATCAGGATCTTTCTCTGGAAGATGATTGGCATCCCAAGGATCATCAAAACTCAAATCAATTGGAGTGGATCCAGGAAAAGACCATTCTGGTTTCATACATCCAATATCATATCCAAACCCAGAACAAACGTGCTTGGCAAACGGAATCGCAAACTGCGAAGCATTACCAATCGCTTGAAAATGAGGGTATTCAGTTTGCTGATAATTGATTGTTTTAATCATTGATATTGCCAGGGCAGATTGAATAAGTATCTTGTTTGCGACCAATCACCCCAACGGTGATGAAGGAACATTGGTTTGTCTTTGACCTTATCAAAGAGTTCAGAAGTCTCAAAGAGATAGTTCCAGGATGTTTCAATAAAGTTATATGCTGCTGCTTTTTCAATGACTTTACACCAGTCAAACAAAGAGTATCCTTCAATATGCTTTGCCTCTACGACTTGTGCTCCACCATAGTCAGCAGGATTTACAGATATTCTATCACAGATTTCAACTTGTGGTCTTGTACACCAATAACGATTAACAAGAACATACACATCATCATCTTTGAGTCCTAGGACATCATAAAACAGTTTATCTTCCTTTTCTTGATTGCGAACAAACTTAATATGATCTCTCCAATCTGTCCAGTCCATTCCAATACTATCATACTTACCTGCCATGATTGGTTGATAGTTTCCAAAACCCTGAAAGTAAAACAACTCATCAGTGATTTCAGTCTGCTTCTCTGGAAGATAATGCTGAATTCCAGGAAACTGAACGTGCTCTGGTAATGGTGGACGAGTCAGTTTTACTTCTTTATCATCCCAAGAAATAAAATTAAAGTCTGGAATATAATCGTTCAACCATTCAAACTCAGATACAACTGGCCAATAGACTTCATATCCTTGGTCTTTGATATGATGTGCCAGTTTTTGAAGAAATAAAATATCTCCAAGACCACAGGGTTGGTAAATTAATCCTACTTTCATTCTACCTCCATTGGAGTCATCTCTCTCCACTCATCTCTGGTATACTCAATCCACTGCCATGGTTTCTTGAGAATCCCATCATAGACTCGTTCTGAATACTTATAATGACGTGGATGAATCGTAAGTCTTGTTGCTTTGAGATCTAATGTCTCCATCACATAATGAAGTGATGTGTCAACAGAATGCATCTCTTCGGCATTCTCAAATACCCAGCACCAATCAAAAACTTTACCACCAGGAACGTTGGGATCCATCTCAACAACCTTCCCATCATATCCTTCTGGGATTTGTTGGTAAACTCCTTTCATTGGTTTGTAGACACTGTAGTATGGATTGACGAAAATAAAAGGATCTCCCTTCTCTAATCCAAGTCGCTTACGGAGATTTTCTTCTCGTTCAAGATTGCGTTCATACTTAAAGTAATCTTGCCAGTCATCATAAGAAACTCCAACAGCATCATACTTCGTTCCCATTACATCCCAAGATCCTCTTGGTTTGGGAACATTAGACAAATCAAGAACTCCAACCTCACCAGAAGGAAGTTGGAGTTGTCCTTGAGCACCAATATGGGAATTAGTAATCATCTGGTCTACGCCAGCAGACCAGCAGGAAGGGGTAACTGGATGATAGACAGTATGTTCTTGAGATAATACTGTTGCTATTTTCTGAATAAAGAAAATGTCACCCAGTCCTCCTGGTTGATCAATAATGATATTCATCAGTTAATCTTGTCGTACCAATACTTGAGAAGATCATTCAGAGTCGTATCAATATCATACTCTTCCTTGAATCCAGTGAGTTCTACAAGATTGGTAGAATCACCGTGCTGGTAATAGATCTCATGAGGACGCCAGAAAGGTTCATGAATCTTTTGCTCCACATGATTCAGACCAGACAGTTCAATCAACTTATCGGTGAAGAACTGCATTTTACGAGGAGTATCTCCACAGATATTGAAGATGTGATTAGTGACCTCTGGATGAATCATTGCCAGATAATAAGCCCTAACAGTATCCCGAACATCCATCACAACACGGGTTGTGTTAAGATTTCCAACCAACAGCACAGGATCCTGAAGACCCTTCATCATTCTGGCAATCTGATAGGCATCAGATGAGATGGAGAAGATCTTACCTCGGCGGGGACCAGTGTGGGAGAAAGCACGAGTGATGAATCCTTTGATGAATCCATTTTCCATACGTTCCTGAAGATAGACATCAGTTGCTGCCTTTGATGCCCCATAAGGATTAGCAGGCAGAATCGTATCTTCCCAATGAATCTTACGACCATCTTGACCGACGTTGCCATAGACTTCAGATGTGGAGCAGAACATCAACTTACAATCAGGTTGATGATCCACGATCACCTGAATCAAATTAGCACTACCCATCACATTAGTTTCCATTGTGCCAATCGGATCACGGAAACTAGAAGGAGGATGAGACTGTGCTGCTAGATGGAAGACACCATCAAACTGATACTTCTCAAACACATTACGCAGTGAGCGGTAGTTGCAGAGATCAGAATAGAGGAAGGTAATTGAATTATAGACTTCATCGGGCACTACGTCACGAATATCAGTCTCCATACCATTGGTACGACGAATCAAACCATAGACTTCGTGACCTTCACTATGAAGAAGATTTGCCAAGTGAGGACCAGCAAACCCAGTGATTCCAGTGATTAAAAACTTCATTAATTTACAACTCCTTCAATAAGATCTTTACAAACTTCAAGGTCAGCATCAACAGGGAACAGAATCAAGAACCCTTGAGCAATATACGATTCAATTATAACATGAGTTTCATCAAACAACTCATAGACAAAATCAATTCCATCGGCACCAGCAACGTTCCTTAAATCCCAGTTGCCACCCTCATAAGGACCATCCTTATAAACTCTCAAATCATCAAGAACAAACACGTCCTTTGAAATATCCCTACCACTTTCTTTGATGACTCTTAGTTCAGACTCAAGAGGAATTCGCTTGGTAGGATCTGGTTCACTAGTATAAGTAGCACCGTTGATATTAAAATCAGCACCAGGAAAATGAGCATCGTGCCAGAACAGAGTTGGTTCTGGTGACAGAGTTTCCAGAATGGTTTTCATCTCAACATGACTATATCCTTTGATGAGATGAAGATTAGGAGTTCCCTCAAACTTTTCTACCAACTTAGCATGAAGTTCATCCATCAACTCAATGGTATAAACATTGAGATCATCTGGACGGACATTGAGAATATACGAAAGACTGTCGGCAATTCCAGTGCCAGTCTCTACAAAGTTTTTAATACCAAAAGTCTCAATGACTTCTTTTGGTTTGATTGCCTGATAAATTTGTCCCATTTTAATTAAAGTAATTAAGGTAAATAAAGTCTTCTAGGATTTCCATCTCTTTTGCTTTTTCTAAATTTTCTTTGATGGCATCCATCTTTGAATAGTAAATGTCTTCAGATACATCAAACTCTTCTGTCAAATCAATTATACCATCTTTATTAAAATATTTGCCAATGTCTGGTGCTCCAAGATAAACAGGAATGGTTCCTGTGGCAAAGCAGTCCAAAAGTTTTTCCGTAAAGTAAGTCTCATATTGACCATTCTCAATCGCAACCGAGAACATATAATCACAAAGTCCTTCTTCTTTCAAAGCGATCTCATTGAATCCACGCCCATAAAGATCTACTTGATCTCCAATTCTTTCAACCCACTGAAGGCGAAGTCTATGCCCTTCACACATTCTTTTGTTTGAAGCAATCATAGAAATCATCTTTGATTTCTCATAGATCTTTGGTTCTTTGATCCAAAACCCTTGAGCAGGACACCACTTGAACTTGGGATCAATTTTTAAAAGTTCTTGATTGTGTGTAAAGATAGCATCAAATGTTTCCAAATATTTTTCGGGAAACATCTTAACTTGATCAACAATTTGTGGAGTAATATATTTTGACTCCAATAACCAAGCATACTTTGGACCTTCTGGAGCATCATCCATCCAGGCATAGGGAAGAGTGCTGTCAAGATAAAAAGAACACTCTCCACCTTCTTTGACCCATTCAATATACTTTGACTCTTTACCGTGAACAGAATATCCTTTATTCCCGTTTGTAAGATGAGTAAAAGTATCTCCGATTAAATTAAACTTTTTTCGCATTGATTTGCTCACTAATCCATGAATAAGTTTTACGGATTCCCTCTTCCAGAGTTTGTGAATAATCCCAACCAAGTTCTTTGCGAATCAGATCGTTGTTTGAGTTACGACCACGAACACCCAGAGGACCAGGAATATGATTCTTTTCAACGGTCTTACCAGCAACTTTAGCGGCAGTATCAACCAGTTGATCAATTGTCACCATCTCTTCTGATCCAATGTTAACTGGACCAATGAAGTTGGAGTCCATCATCCGACGAGTTGCTTCAATACATTCATCAATATAAAGGAATGAGCGGGTTTGCTTTCCATCACCCCAAACATCAATACTACCACCCTCTTCTGGAAGATATGCTACTTTACGGCAGATTGCTGCGGGTGCTTTTTCACGTCCACCATCCCAGGTTCCTTCAGGACCAAAGATGTTGTGATAACGAGCAACCCGTACAGGAATCCCGTAATTACGATGATAAGCGAAAAAGAGTCGCTCTGAGAAAAGTTTCTCCCAACCATATTCAGAATCTGGGTTAGCGGGGTAGGCTGACTCTTCACGGCAATCAGGATTATCAGGATCAAGTTGATTATGCTCTGGATACATACACGCAGATCCAGAATAGAAAATCTTGGTGCTGTTCTTACCCAGACGCTCATTCATCTGGTGTTGCATTTCAAGAACATTCAGATTGATCGTTGCTGAGTTATGCATGATGTCGGCATCATTGTCACCAGTGAATACAAACCCAGCACCACCCATATCAGCAGCAAACTGATAGATCTCATCAAACGCCTGAATATAGCGATAGGGAACTGAATTATAAAAGTTTCCGCGATCACCCTTATATTCAATGACACGACGAACAAAATCTACGTCACGGAGATCCCCAAGGACAAACTCATTTGCTTCGTGCTTTGAATATTCTGGATACTTAAGATCTACACCACGAACCCAGTATCCTTCGGAACGTAGTCTGCGAACCATGTGACTTCCGATGAAACCACCAGCACCAAGTACAAGTGCCTTTTTGATATATTGACTCATAAAATCATAAACTCTATAATTATATATTATACTCTAATCCACCTCTCATTTGCAAGAGTCCATGACACAACTTCCGCAATTCTACTTCTAATGTCTTGTGGAACCCATCCCATTTTTTTCATCTTTTCACCCGAGAGTGCATAGCGAAGATCATGTCCAGGACGTGCGGAATGAAAATCAATCATTTGATACTTCAGTTCTTTTCCTTGAGCATCTGCAATAATTTGTGCTAATTCCAGATTATTCAATTCTTCAGCACCAACAATATTAAACTTAGGACACTTAGCATCACCCCAATTCTTTTCACTAATTGTAGGTTGATTCAGCAAGAACAGAAGTGCATCTGAAACATCTTCAGCATGAATATAATGTCTTGACCCTGGAATAGTTTTTGTAGGATCACTATGAATTGTAATAGTTTCACCATCACGAATTTTTCTAATACACATTGGAATATATTTTTCGGGGTGCTGTCTTTGCCCAAACACATTCATTGTATGTGTAATATAAACTGGAAGTTTATAAGTATTTTCAAATGCTACCGCAAGTTCTTCTCCACCCGCTTTAGAGGCACTATAAGGATTTGTAGAATTATATCGATCATTCTCCTCATATTTAATTCCATTAGGTGCAGGTCCAAAAACCTCATCGGTACTAAAATAAACAAATCTTTCCAAATGATCAAGATTTCTTGCAAAGTCAAGAATATTGCATGTTGCAACAACGTTATCCATCACAAATTCAAGAGGATATTCAATACTTCTATCTACATGAGATCCCGCAGCAAGATGTAAAATATAATCTACTTTACCTATATCAGCAGCAATCAAAGGATTGATTGCTGCCTTTAAGTCATGAAAAACTACTTTTACTCTAGATTTATCCTTTTCCGAAAAGTCTTGTAAAATATCATGAAGGCGATTTAAATTTCCACTAAAATCTAATCTATCGAGAGTAACTATTTCCCAATCAGTCGTTTTAAGGATCTGTGAAACCAAATGGTGTGCTATAAACCCCGCACCGCCAGTTACTAAAACTCGTTTCATAAAAATGTTTTACTTTCATACTTTTAATCTATTATACTAAAAAAGAGGAGTTTTTGCAACCCCTCTTGCTCAGTATTGCAGGCTCGCCACCAATTCTTTAACTGGAAATTGGAAACCAGGCGGGAGAGATTCCCATCCGCACCAGTCGTCACTTATAATGCCCATACGACGAGGGCAAGACCTTGACTCCACCAGTATAAGTTTTAAGTCATTCCAGGACTAATGAGTTGAACAACTTTTGTGATTTCAGTAATACCAAAAAAAGCACATAAGAAAAGTACATCCCAAAGTTTAAGTTTAATTGCAAAAGGAATGCTAAGCAATCCTCCAATACATTTTAAAATTAAACCATATTTGAAATCTCCCCATAACATGATTTGATAACCAATTATAAGAAAAAAGTTCCCAAAATACCTCAGGATACTTGTTTTTGACATCCGTTAGACAACCTCAACCGATTCAAGATCTTGAATAAGACAATCAATTAGAATATCATAATTATCAAGAGGGTCATCAGAAAAAATAACGCCTTCATTTTGATAATACTTGCGAACCTTTTTATAAAGTTTCGGATTTTTTACATCAAGATAAAATTCACCGTTAGCGGCAGAACGAAGAGTGCTAACATCTTTCTTGAATTTTTGGATCAGAGACATTGTTTTGAATGATTTACTCTAGTATTATAGGGGTTAAAGAGTTCCGTGTCAAGAGTGCCAATTTAAAAGGTGGCACACTAGTTCTTTTTATCTTGATGAACAACCATAATTCCAATGATTGGAACTACAATTAACAGATAACAAATGACGAAAAGTGACACCTGATTAGTTAAAAGAAACTCTACTATATGTATCATTTGTAAGCATGATTAAGTGACCAAATAATTAATATTCCAATTAATCCAAAAATGGTTAGTGCATTAAAGATTGTTTTATTCATTTTCTAATTTAAAGTAATCTTGAGAAAAGGAAGTAATGGTGGTATCACACCTATAAGTCTCAATAGTCCCTCAGCAAATAAAGCAAGAACCACCCAACCGACGCACATACTAATGATAGAAGCATTACGGTTATGTCGTCGTATTGCTGCATCGATCATCTCCTGTACTTCACTACGGGTTACATAATCATCGTCAAAAGGTTCCATCATTTTTCATCTCCAAGAAACTTTGCAAGAGGGTCTCTGCGTGTTTTTACAATTTCTACCGCTCTTTTATAAAACATATTATCCGTATTACCAGATACCTCAAAGGTGACCTTGATCTTGCACCAATTGTCGTAAGTGTGCTGATCCATATGGTTTAGATGGAATACTACTAGTTATGCTAGCGAGCACTTCTAAACTGTCAACTATGTGTTGAATTCAACAAAGTGCTTAAGAAAATGTTAAATTTAAACAGAAAATAATGGAATCGAACCATCAGGCGTGAACCTGGCATCGCTTTCAAGGCGATTTACCAACCATTGGTGCTATTTTCTAAGAGTCCTCAACGAACTTCAAAATCAAGTCGTCTAACTTTACGCTGACGACGATACTCTTGCCACATAATATCTTCATTCGTGAGGACATTATTTTTTGATTTGTGATAAGAGTTTAACATAATTACTTGCGATAAGTCAACTGCAGAAACCTTATCTCCACGAATGGTTGCCATATTCGGGCAACCACAAGAAACTGACTTACTAGAATGTCCTTCTAGTTCTTTACCGCAAGAACGGCATCTAATTTTTAAGTTTTCCATTTCAAATCAATATTGGGGTATTTCTTGTGGTACAACAATTGGAGTTTGTTCAGAATCTTCGACTGATAATTTTGAAGTTTTTTCTACTACCGAACGAAGCATCCAAACAAACTTTCCATGAGACTCCATCAAATCTTGAAGTAGATTTTCTGTGGCATAAGATCTTTGATTTCCTGCTTCTTCAGATGCTTCAGTAAGAAGTTCAAGAAGAATCATATTATCTGTCATCAATCTTTTCACCATGTCATCGGACTTTGTGATGGGTTTACCAGGAATAATCTGTTTCTGACCCATTTCATCGACCTGTACGGCATCTGAACCCTGCCCAATGGTTGATACCTCAACAATTCTTGAAAGCGTCCCTATGGGGCGTATATTGAGGTATCGCATGTGTTCAGAAAGACGATCAATCTCTTCAAACATAGTTTCATATTGTCCACCGAACAATGTATGAATTTGTTGAAAATCAGATCCAACTACATTCCAATGAAACACCCAAGTTTTATGAAAGAGAAGAAAAAGATTTGCCTGAATATCGCTCAGTAATTTAAAAAGTTTCTCCATTATACCACATTTTTTATATATTTATGCCGTCATTTTCTTCATAATTATATCAACATCATTCATTGCTTCTTGATAGGTATCACTTTTTCCAGATTCTTGTTTGAGAATGGGTCTTGATCCATCACAAACAGTCCAATGCCAAAGATTATTTTCTTTACATTCCCAAATGTTAATGTGCATAAAATTTAGTAGATACAAAAAAAGAGAGGACTAATCCTCTCTTAATTTATTTAGATTATCAGTTTTGAATACGATTCACAACAATTCGTGCTTTATTTAAAACAGACCCTGCAAGAGGGACATAACCCAAATCATCGGCAATCATTTGAGAGTCTGCACTTAAAGCATATTTTAGAGCACTACGAATATCATCTGCCTTAGCACCATTACCAGTTCTATATGCAAGAATCCAAGTCAAAGTAGAAATAGGATATGCACCAGCACTAGAAGGATTTGGATTTTCACCAGCAAGATTAGCATCCAGAGTAATGCTATTCAGAGCAGCAGCACCAGAAGTAGCAGAAGGAAGAATAAACTTACCTGCCTTATTTTGAATTGCTGCTGCCTGAAGATTGTTTACCTTAACAAATCCAGTGTTTACATAACCAATCGCACCAGGAGTGTTTCGAATGGTTCCAGAAACACCTTCATTACCTTTTGAACCAACACCAGTAGGCCAGTTGACTGATTTACCTACACCATAAGTCCATCCACCAAAGGCATTCAGAGAGTTAGTAAATGCAAAGGTAGTTCCAGAACCATCAGAACGATGAACCACCTTCATATCACCAGCAGAACATCCCACTTGCTTCCAATTACTGATTCGACCAGCAAAAATATCTACGGTTTGCTTTTGAGTGAGTTTTAAAGTACATCCAGGTTTATTATATGCAACAGAAATCGTTCCACCGATCATAGGAATTTGAACAACACCACGCTTTACTTTTGCTGCTTCTGAGGGTTTGATTGGTTCATCAGAGGCGGCAAAATCGACAGTTCCTGCGACAAACTGACGAATACCAGCCCCTGACCCGACACTCTGATAATTCACACGATTACCAGAAGTTCGCGCATAATCCTGAAACCATCGTTGATACAAAGGCGCCGGAAATGTCGCACCTGCACCATTCAAAGTCGTTCCTGCAAGCACAGCACTAGGAGCAGCAAGAAGACCAATTGCAAAAATGTGTTTGAGTTTCATAAAAAGTGAATAACTACAAGTAAATTCTAAAAGAAATAAAAGTAAAGGTCAACTAAGAGAAGGTTAAGGAAATTATCCTATTAAAAAAGCACCCAAAGAATGGGTGCTTTCACTCAACTTATGAGTAGTTTATCAGAAAGCGTAACGAACCTTCACTTCACCACCGAGAGCAAAGACTTCGGAAGTAAAACCGTACTCACCAGCAACTTTTACTTTACCAGAGAGTTGCTTGGCGATGGGGAAGTTAACACCAACTTCACCAACGGCAACACCTTGATTTTGTGTTTTGCCAGTGTTCCATTCATAACCAGGACCAATTTCACCGAAGATGGTCGTACCACCTTTGGTCTTTTGCTCATAACCAACACGAAGTTCAGTTTGGGATCCCTTATAAGTACCGTCAACAGCGGCGGCAGTGGTCTTGCTTTCTACATAAGGGCCAGCAAAAGCAGCCGAAGCAAGAAAAGGAGTAGTAGCAGCAACAGCTGCGAATGCGTGTTTAAACATAATAGTACCTCTATAGTTTCTCGCAGAGTTTCCTGCGGATGTAAGGAGTTTCGACTAACTCCGTTTATTCAAGCGACTTAACGAGTATTTGAGGTTTTGTCACTCGGTTTATTTATTGTAGCATGACCTTTGGAATTATGTCAATCCTTTACGGTTTTTTCGATTTTATTTTTCCGCTATTACATTTTGGAAAATATTCTTTTACAAATTCTTTAAATTTAGCACATAAATTTTGTTGTGATTTTGAATATCCCGTAATATCACAAAATTCAAAAAAACTAGATTGTTGATAAATTTTATACCATTCGGTATACAATTTTACTTTTTCCTGTCGAAGATTGTTTCTTTTTTCTTTTGTTTTAATTTTTCTTTCTTCTTTTCTTTTTTGTCTTTCAAAATAGGAATCAAAGTTATAAATTGCCCCCTTTTTCCATCCTTCAGGTATTTTTTCTCCATTTTTAATTCTTTTAGTCTGCCTCAATTCTAAATTATAAATTAAAAATGTACCATATTGAGAGTTTTTTTCTCCTTGTTGATGTCCTCTTTCTTTAAATATTTTTGTTCTTTTTTTAATTACTTCTGGAGTTTTTGATGCCTTAACTGCTTTTAGTTGATTTTCTTTCAAAATATTTAATAACTTTTCTTTTTTATCCCAATTTGGATCGTTCCACAATTTTTTATTTCGTTCTCTTATTTTTTCTCTAGTAGATTGTTTTACTGGAAGTTTATTTCTACTTAATGCTCCTCTTCTATTAGCATCATAAGAAAACTTACCACCACAACATTCATTTAAACAATAAGGATCATTTTCCCAATCTAGTTCTAACAACAAATTAGTTTCTGCCTTTGAAACTTTTTCATCAGAATCAAAACACTCAATAACAACTTTTGTAAATTTTGTACTTTTCCATTTATTTTTGTGAGTTTTTGGAGATCCTGTATAAGGATCGTTCCAAGGATTATATTCATCCGGGCATTTTCTTTTACCAACATAGTAAAAGAAGTCGGCAAAATGAATTACATAAAGATAAAATAACATTAAAATAATCAAATACTCAATGTTATTTATAAGGGAAGCGAACTATATTTAATTATTTGGAAGCGTCCTATCGAATTTGAATCGATCCCTCCAGAGTGGAAATCTGGGATGCTGCCGCTGACACCAAGGACGCAAAATGGAGAATTTCTTCTCCAGCACATTTTCCTTCACACGGATAGGAAAAGTATAAGACATAATGAGTATTATGTCAAGATCCCCCGCTCGGAATCGAACCGAGAATCTTCCGCTTACAAGGCGGATGCAGTAACCGTTATGCTACAAGGGATTGTCTATGATAGTCCTGTCGTGCTCTCTCACGCCTTTTAACTCTACCCTTACCCATATTCTTTGCCTTATATGTTGGAGTTTGAGAATGGCAATTTGGGCAGATAAACCTGAGATTATCAGGACTATCATTATAGGGGTCACCATCTTTATGGTCAATCTCTAAACTGATTGGGTTATTGTTCCATTCAGTAATCCCACAACAAGAACATTTATAACCTCGTGTTTCTGTGAGATATTCTCTTAATGCTATTTTACCAGGTTTTTTACCACCAGACAACCACTCATCAATTCTTTTAGTTTTTTGAAACTTTTGTTGACAAGCGTTAGAGCAATATTTACCAGTTTTATTTGCTGGATTATATCTAAATTCTATTGAGCAATAAGAGCATTTACCTAACATAGTAGTCCTTTTTATTTTATTTATAAGGTCTACTACCTTATTAATTTTAAATTTATCCAGAGTTTTGGATTGGCAGGGGAACACTAACGGGGGTGTTGCCACCCCACTGATTTCACTTAGAACTTACAAAAGTATTAATTTTTTCAGCAAGTTTTTCAATTTTTTCATAAGAAGGATATGGAGGATAATTCCATTTTGTCTCACCATTTTCATTATGTGAGCGAACAATTTCATATGAAGCAGAATATTCACTTTCCGCCAAAGTCATTGCTTGCTTAAAAATTTCAAAACGAAGTTCGTAAGGTGTCATAGTTTTACTCCTTGTGTGTATGTTGTGTGTGTGCCGCTGAACGGGTATCGAACCCGCTATCCAACTCCATTGTCTGGGTGTCCTGCCACTAGACTACCAACGGCATAATGGTAGGAGGGATCTCTATGTGCGGACAGGATCACCTTTACCTTCATCCAGTATTACCCAGAGAGAGGGTTTGCACTTCCTACTTGTTTGATGGAGTAAGTGTGATATACCTCATCAGGATATAACAGGGACTTACCCTCTATCAGTTTTATATATGGAGCATTATACTCCAACAGGCTCACTTGGAATCGAACCAAGAACACAATTTTAGAAGAATTGGGTTATCTCCATTTAACTATGAGCCCAAGAGACCTCCCTGTTTGTGCTTCTATGAGAGGCATGGGAGGGGCGGGACTTATGAGAGGGTTGGAACCTCGCCTGCCCATGAGAGAACTATAAGACCTAATCTCTCAGATGTCAACCCCCCTTGCGGGTGGTTTTTTCCTCGCTGATTTCTGCACGGCGAGTTTTGGCAAGTTTTGAGAATTCTAGAAGTGCCTTACGGGCACGAGTACCTGCTGAGGCATTACCCGCAACGAATTTTTCGTCATCAACTTTCCATTGCTCAAAAGCGTCAACCAGTTGTTGAATAGTATCGGACATAACGTTTCCAAAAATAATAACGTATTATATAGTAAAGATTTAATTACAACCAATGTAAAAAGGAGCGCAAATTCGCATCTCACCACCCAGAGACTTACATTCATCAGTATAACACACAGAAGTATTTACTGGTGATTCAGAATACCTCGGACGATAAATTGAATTTGCCTTCTCAATAATTCCATCATATTCTGAAAGAATTCTTTCAATTGCCCAAGGGGAGGTTTGAGTATCTCCCCGTATTTATCGGATTATGAAAGAACTAAACGATTTGCATAAGAATATGCAAATTGAGTTCTTGCTCCGTGGTGACCCCACCCCAACCAGGAATATGCCAAACGCATATAATGGTCAATAGATTTCCCTGGAACTTTTAATCCATCTTCAATGTTTTTCCATTGAGATTCATTAATAATATAACGAAGTTGAGTATCAAGTGAAGATGGGTCTCCACCATAACGAGCGGCGAAATTACCTAATCCATTATAACGTGATTGACTTGTAAATTGGATTAGACCATATCCGCCTCGTGTGCAACCTCTATAAGAGGTTATTGCACCACCCTCACAAATATTAGGAACAAAGGTAGATTCTTGGCGAATGTTTCCCATAATAGTTGCAAGAGCATTCTTATCAGTAATACCATTGTTCTGAAGAAACTCCAATGTCAGAGATTCATTGGTATTACATCCTTTACAAATAAACCGTTTAATTTTTGGTTTTTCTGGAGCAACCTCATTGGTCGCTGTCTCCTGAATTTTGCTTTCTTCACTTACAGAGTTAATAGCAAAAGCCGGTGTTGGCAGTGTTGCCGCTGATGTTACAACCGCACCTAGAATCGCTACGGTTACATTTGTTAGGTTTTTAAGCATTTAAAAAAATTGAACTCTACATCCGTCTAAAAGATGGGGTATAACCTTTTCTCAAAGGGCATCTTCCACGGCTCTAAATCAAAGTCAAAGACTCATAACAATTACCCTACTCATAACAGGGATTTATCATAATAAGTGACTATTTAGGATTTGTCAAGTGAACAATTTTGAAAGTGTCTTTCCTAAATAAGATAGATCATAATCTCTAGAGCAATGAAAAGACTTCTATTATCCTTTTCGTTATTCTTCACTACACCTGCATTTGCCGCTGAAATTACAAACAAAATTGTTGATTCTGTCCAATTAGGCGTCCAGGGTGCTGCGGTACAATCCAACAGAGTAGGTGCTTCCTACTCGGCATCAGGTACAAATATTAACGTCACAACTCTTGGTGGAGTTGGTGGTGCTGGTTCTTATGCAATCAATACAAACGGACAAGCATTTAGTTTTTCTGAAACATCAATTACTGCGGATACTGTTGTCACCACTCAGTCGGCAGCTTCTGGAACAATTGCTACTCCCAACCTTTATAGCGACTCTACTACTCAGTTAGGTGGTTCTGCTGGTACTCTTGCAGGTACTCTTAGTGGAACTGGTGTCCCTACTATCACTGCTGGTGGTCCTGGAAGTACTGGTACAGCACAAAGAACAGTTGAGTTAAGTGTATTCAAATGAGACATATAACTCTCGGACTGGTTGCAGTCTTGGGAGTTATTACTCCTTCATATGCTGGTCCAGTTACGCCTAACTTTACGAGTGGCACAATTACTTCTGAGACCAAAACTCACACCGAAGTGATTGAGGTCATTAAACAAATAGAATATTCTACTGGGACATCTTATACAGTCACTGGTACTAATATCAATATTCCAGATCGTCCAGGTCCAGGAGCGAATTATACAATTCAAACGCAGGGTGCTCCGTTCCAGTTTAGTGAAACTTATTTGACTCCTGGAATTTCTAAAGAAACATGGATAGATCGCAAAACCGTAGAAGATTCGGTTACAAACAGCATCTCTGTATTCACACAATAGTATTTTTACTGGGTTTAGGTGCTTATGCTCAACAGGCACCATCCAATACAAATATAGCAGGACCCCAAGCATCTGCGACTGGTAATGTGACGAACCAGGCAGTGCAAGTGTTACAAGGTCCTTTTGCTGTGAATACTTATGGTGCTGGTGTTTCGTGTCAAGGTCCAACACTCAACTTACAAACCTTTGGGTATAACAATTTAAATCTCAATAAAGATCCAGAAAGTTTTCAAACAGGTTCAATAAATGCAGGAGTATCTGCAGGATTTTCTATTCCCCTTGATGGTTCGTTACAAGAACTCTGTAAGCAAAGAGTTCGTACAGAGATTGCAAGGCAAGAAAGTGAGGTTTCAAAAAGTCGTTTAGATTTTGAATTGGTAAGATTATTAAAATGTGGAGAAGCAAAAAAAAGTGGAATTGATTTCCACCCAACAAGTCCTTATGCAAAAGTTTGTGCTGATGTAATTGTTCAACCACCTAAAATTGTTACAATAGATCCCGTAAATTCAATAAATACTAAGTTACCAACGGTACAAACAAATGTCCAAGTCCGCAAATAAGGGTAAGAAAGGATCTGCTAATAATAAAAAGCAAAATTCTGGTAATGCGACTGCAAAAAAAGCAAAGAACGGTGGTAAGAAAAAATGAGGTATTATGGCAAGAGAATGGAACACCCCGATTCGAGAACCTTGGAATCCAGTAATTAAAAAATGTCTTGATGCCGTAGATGAGCACATTAAGAACTATATCAAGACTGAAGATGAGTGGCATTTATCACAAGCAGAAATATTAAGAAACTATGTAAAAGATTTGAAAGTTTGGATACATAAGCAAGAGAGACGAGAATGAATACATTTCCTTGGGGAGTAGTAATTATACTAAGTTGCGGTCTTATCTTTACGGCATATGTAATCTACTACATATTAAAACTAGCACACGAGGAAATGAAAGATGAAGAACCTGGCACTCATTCTATCAACGACAAGTCTTCTCATTAGTGGAGCACTTTGTTATGGTGCTTATGTGACTTATAAGAAAGCAGAGGCAATCTTAAACAACCCAGAACAGTTTGTTGGTAAGGTTGTGGAGAATCAGGTCAATAAAACATTTGAAAAACTACAAATGCCCAAGATAAATACTCAAAAGTTTGGATTACCATTCTAATATGACTTACTTCAATATCGTTAGATTATTTCTTATTGTTTGGAGTGCTCTTATGATTTCTGCAGTAGAATCCGTTTCCATTCGTAGTGAAGGAATGGTTGAATTGGAATCCACAAACAGAGATGCATATGCCAAGGTTCTTACTCTTGCTGTGGGATCATTTCTTGGTGATGCTGCATTCAAATTAAAAAAGAAAAATGACTCAAACAATACAAAAGTCTGAGGAAAAAAAGAAGGAAGAAAAAAAGGAATCAAGATTTAATAACTTTCTTCTTGATTCATTATACAACATAATTGCTTATATACCAGCAGCAATTATCACTTGGGTTATTTCAAATATAGATTTTTAAAAAGATAATCTTGCTGAAAGTTTTTTAGCAATTTTTTTCGCAGGGGCAAAGAGAGGTTTGAATCTCTTCTGCCCCTCTTTTGTAAATTTATTTGAAATAACATCATCAATAATAATCTTATTATCAATCTCATACAATGCATTAATTTCAACTTGGTCACGAATATATTGCTCCACGTTATCCGTTTGACCAATCATTTTAGTTCCTTCAGCAGAATACTCAAAGATATCAATATGCCCCTCTTCTGCTAAGACATAATGCAGAACTGGTTTAACTTGTTTAATTTTGATTTTAAACTTATTCTTAGTTGCCTCTTTAATTAATGGTTCTGCTGCGTTCTTAAGGGCATTGAGTGTCGTTGTTGCCATCATTGTAGCAGCAGTTGTAACTACCGCGACAGCACCTGCCGTAGCAACAAGAGAAGGATCAGGTAGATTAATATCGGTTCCAAGGACTGTAAAAGTTGGTTGAGGTTTATCTGCTGGTATTTCAGCAATGGGAGTTTGAGAAGGGGGGGTTTGAACAACCTGAGGCAATTGAGGGGGGGAGGTATTAGGTAGTCCTCTGGGTTTATCAATTTCCTGTTGTTGTTTTTCCTTATCTGCTTTTACTGCAGCATCAAACTCTTCCTGAGTTGGAACATCAATCACAGGATAATCTAAAGTAAAGTTTGGCACTTCAAAAATAGGAAGTGCCAAACCCCTTGTAACTGGAGGTCTTAAAGACTTAGACTCTGCCGACAGGGACTGAATTATCGGTTGAGGAATCTCCTGAATCACAGTTCTGGCAACCTGCAGTTGAGGTATTTGAGACTGCGGTATCTGCTGGAGGTTCTGGTTCTGGAGTTGGTTCAACTGAGGTGACTGCAGGTTGAGAATCTCGTCTGGCATCTTCAGGTCCATCCTTCTTCATAGTGTTAATACCAAAAGTTGCTGCAGAAGCAGTAAATACAGTGGCAATAAATGTGGGGTCCATCTTAGCAAGAAGACCAGCATATGATGCTGTAAGCAACGCAGCAGACCAACTCAAAATAGCAATACGAATTAATTGTCCCATAGCTTTTTCTCTTTTTTGAGTTTGTAACATTTTTCTATGTTTTGTGAATGTTTACTTAATAACCTCACAGCATCTATTGTAATATCTCTTACGATCATCTAACCCATTATAACCACCGTTGACTCTTTTAGTAACTTGATCAACTGTTGGATTTGAGTCACATAGAGCATTCATATTATTATTATGCCACCAGAATCCTGCGCTAGTGACTGGATACTTATCAGCAACATAAGATACACCCTCCATTACTTTGGGGTCTTTAATATAATTTGCAAATGCCTGATAGTTTGCACGACCAGTCATTTGAATGTATCCAGCACCCTTAAACTTCTTACCATCTCCTGGTTGAGTATTACCAAGATCTGAACGACCTTCGTAATCAGCACCAGAAGCAAGTTCTTCCTTATATCTTCCACCACCAGATTCGTGTGAAATCTGTGAAAGGAAATGACGAATACGGACTGGTGTATTAATTTTGAAGAAGTTGAGTCCAGAATTCATTTCAGCAACTTCTGCATCTGTGATTAGATTTTCACCACAATTCCAGATATGTGCGAGTTGTGCCTTGGTGACTAATGTGGTTCCGCCACTACCACCAGTTGAGGCAGCGGCACTAGTCTTTTTTCTATAAATCTCTGCCCAATCGGCATTATCTTCCAGATACTTAACGGGTAGATTATCTTCTAACCATTGAACTGCTTTGATATGATTGGGATTCTTTTCATCATAAAACTTAAAAAAGTTATGAAGATCAATTTTTGCCATTTTTACCTCCAAAGTATTTTTGATAGAGTTGATTTGCTTCTAGGTGCTTTCCGTTATTTGTAAGGTCTTTAATCACTTTTAACATCTTTCTTTTGAAATTAATCGAAGATTCTGCCCCATCCATCATTTCCTCCTGGGCACCAACGGTACTTAAGCATTGCTTTGGTGTAAATGGTTTTCTTACCGTTTGTCACAGGACCAGTATAGTTATCATTGCAGGAACCATACGGATCGTTTACATAATATCCTTTACCATCAGGTGTCTTACCAATTACAACTACCATATGACCACCGGTAGGAGCAGTTAAAGGTCCACGATGTAAAATACCAATGACTACTGGTTTTCCTGCATCTAGACTCTTATCAATATCAGCAAAAGAAAGATTATAACTGAAATGTGATTTAACTCCGTATGCTTCTAGAACTCTTGTCTGTACAGCATGATCAGTTGTGTCACCAATTTCAAAAACTTTCTTTACATACTCATCATCACCTTTAATACTTCCTGGTTTTAAAAATGCTAAACACATCGCACAAGAAGAACTATTGCAAGTACGATGTGCGTCTCTATAGTTATCCACCTGATTGAAATATGGAACATTTAGAACTGCTGGTGTAGGTGGTTTAGTTCTATAAATTCCAATCCAATCTGTTTCAGAATCATCAAGAAATTCAGCAGGTAGATTGTCTTCTAACCACTGAACTGCTGCTACATGGTTTTCATTACCATCATCATAATACTTAAAAAAATTGTGAAGATCTAGGGTCATTCTCCTCTCCTATGAACTCTAATGAGAAAATATCATGCTCTGGAATATTTGGATTCAACCACTCATAAAATTCAGACTGAATTGCATGGGCATCATCAATATTCTTATTGGATAAGAACTGAATACGATCAACTGCCCAATCGTGACTAATACGAAGAGTTTGTACCAGAGTGCTCATAATATTTAGGAATTTGAGGTTTCATCTCACTCTATCATATCTGGATTTCCTGTCAACTCTAAATACAGATAAACAATTCTTATGAAGTGGCAATATAACGGTGAGGACTTTGATGAAGTACCTAAAGGTATGGAAGGTTTTGTTTATCTAATTACAAACTTAGCAAATAATAAAAAATATATTGGTAAAAAACACTTCTGGACTAGACAAAAAAATAAGAAGACTGGTAGAAGAAAGACAGAAGAATCTGATTGGAAATCTTACTTTAGTTCATCTGATGACTTAAAAGCAGATGTTAAGGTCTTAGGTGAAGATAAGTTTCTTCGTGAAATACTATATCTTTGTCCTCATAAGAAATCTATGAGTTATTATGAAACTTATGAGCAATTTAATCGTAATGTATTAATGAGTGAAGAGTATTACAATACGAATATTGGTGGTACTTATTATATGAGTGAATCTGAAAGGATTTATGGTGTCGTTATTAAGTCTTCTAATTATTAGCTAAGCCCTGATCTTCAAAGGCGACAAACCTAGTCTAGCAATAAAAAGGGGGTCTTGTCAACCCCCTTGATCTTATGTTATAATTCAATCAATCCTTATCCCAAGTTCCTCTACTCATCCCATCTCTATCCCTACTTCTTTGTTCATCTTCTTGCTTCAGTCACATAATATTCAACGATATCATCCCATGTATAATCCGAAAGATCATAACCTTCCCCTAAAAGTTCATCAACCCATTCAGATACTTGCTCAGCAAGTAAATAATCATTGTATTCTTGCATGATAATTCCAATGGCATTCTGATCCATTTCCATCATGATATAATTTGCTTCGTCAATCGTATCTGCATGACCTTTTCCAATTAAATACTCTAAAATAATGTCATAAGGTTCATAGGATTCTTTAGTAGTTGTGGTTGCATTATTTTTTTGTTGTTCTTCTCTTTTTCTCATTCTTTCTTTTTCTGCTTCAATATCTGCCTGTACAGAACTGGGATTTATTTGAGCAGTTGGTGATCCTTGAGTTGGAGTTTGATCCTGTTTCTCATAATCACTTGGTTTATCTCTTAATCTTGAAATAACATCATAACCTGCTTGTCCTGGTTTTACTCTTGCGGCGAGTTTTGGATTTGCTCTTGCCCAGGTCTCCATATCTTTTTCTTTGTCACCAGTCTGTCCTGATGGTTGTGGAGTTCTTCTTTGTGGAGTACCTCTCCCTGCCCCTCCACCGCCTCCAGAAGGAGTAACGCCTCTACCACCGCCACCTCCAGAAGGTACCCCTGAACCCCCTCTAGGCGCCGCTGGTGGTGTTGAAGGTTGATCTGCTCTTTGAGAACTTGATGGTTTTTGTTCTTGCCCACCACTTCCGGCACCTGCCAGTTTTGCGCCAAGATACCCACCTAATCCACCCAATCCAACAATTCCTACGCCTTTAAGAATTCTTTTTGCTGTTGTACCTGTTAATGCCGCCTTTGCACTTTTAGCAATATCTTTTACTTTTTTAACTGCTTGTCCTATTTTTGCTTTTGTCAGTAATTCTGCAGATTGTCTTCCTGTTAATTTACCACCTCCAACTGGAGACATTGTAGAACTATAACCACCAACATTAGATTTCCTTGCAGAATTTTGAGCAACTCTCTGAAGCATTTTTCTTGCTTCTTCTGGGTTTTTCGCATTTGATAGTATTTTAGATACTCTAGTTCTTGCAGGTTTTGTTACCGCTCTTTTTGCAAGACCTAAAGCACCTTTTGCAACTCTTGTAATTAGTGATGCTATACCTTCATCAATTGCAATATCAAAAATTTCCAACTGTTCTAAAATATAATCTTCAGGAACTGTACTTTCTGTAAGGATATTTTCATTAAAATTTAAATATTTTTCAATAATAATTTCTTCAGATGAATTAGAAAGAAATCCAATAATACCTTCGGCACTATATCCCTCATAAACCATTGAAATTGAAATAGTAGAAAGAATATCTTCTACTATTTCTGCCGTTTCGGAATCATAATATTCAGACTCTTCATTCAAAAAATCATTTTGTTGAATATTAATTTCTTCATATAGATATGCAATATCATTAATGGAACCTTGCGAAACTCTAGACATGGTTATGAATTAGTGCTTTTATATACAGATATTTATAAAAATCAACCCCCTGGTTTATATTTTACGCCAAGTTTTTTATTACGCTCCACATCAGATCTGATTGCTCTTTGTAGTGCTTGTTGTGCTTTTGCAGCATCGTGTTGTTTATATGCTCCAGCAAAAAATGTTCTTCCAATTCTTTCTAATGGATTCGAAGAAGTTTTGGCAAGAGATTGAGCACTTGGACCTGCCTTATAAACTGCTTTACCACCCTTAAATGCAAGATGACCTGCAACTGATTGACCACCTCTATTAACTACGCCAGTCTTGGCAAGTTGAACAGTTTTTCTTTGTTTACCAACACCGGTTGACATAAATGCTGGTCCACCTGGTTTCTTCTGACTAAATGATGTTGGACCACCAATACCTTTAATAGTGGTTCCTGCTTGACTCTGGCGGTTTGCTTTTGCCATTGCTGCTCTTTCTTTTGCATTTGCTCCAGCAATGGTATCAAATGCCTTTTCTGCAGCAGCACCTCCTGCAAGGGCACCAACAGTTCCTGTAGCAGCACTCAAGATACCTCCACCACCAATTGCTCCCGCAGCACCACCAAGCAATCCTCCTGCGGCGACTGTGGCACCTTTAGCAAGAGATCTAGCCCATCCAGATCCTTTTGCTCTTTCATCTGCAGTAGATAATGCAGTATCAAGTACTGCAGATGCTGGACCTGCAAATTTTGAAAATTTTCCTAATCTTGATGCACTTCCTGCAGCAGTTAATGCGGTGTCTGTTGCTTTTGCCGCTTGTCTTGTTGGTGTTACAATTGTTTTTCCACTTGGTCCAGTTCCAGCAGCTGCTCTTTTTAATCTTTCTGCAGCAGATGCTCTTCTTGCATTAGTTGACTGAAGTTGTGCTGGTGCAGGAGGTTTAATAGTTGAAGAAGATGCAGTGGCAGTTGCTGCTGCTGGTTTTGCAGCAGGAAGTGCTTTTTGTTTTGGAGTTACATCACTTACAGAAACTGGTTTGATTTCTGGAGTTGTTGCAGGAGTTGAGGGAGATGCTTTTACAATTGCTGCTGGTTTTGGAGGTGCTGACTGTGCAGATGCAGGTGCTGTTGGTTTAGGTGGAGCACTATATGGAACTATGTCACCACCTCTTGTAGGACTTTTAACTTTAGTAGTTTTCCCTTGTGGATTTATTTCTTTTCTTGCAGATCTAATTGATAGATCAGCAGCAGAACCCTGTAAAGTTTGTCCTTTTTTACCATAAGCAGCGTTACTTCCACCCAATCTTCTTCTAGATGCTGATGGTAAAGCATTATACTGTGCTCTAGTCATACCAGCAGGTATTTCTTCACTTAAATATGACTCTTGCAAAAATTGACTAAAGGACTTCATTTTTCTTTCTTACTTTTTAGTTATTTATAAAAAAAAAGAGGGTTGGTTAGACCCTCTTTAAAAAATTATTCTTATTAATTATCTAGATGGTCTTGTAGATTGAGTCTGAACAGTTCTTGGTTTTACAGCTTGACCTCTAAGATTATACTTCGCTTCATCTTTCATTTGTGATTCTCTTGTTGGAAAGTATCCAGACTCAAGAATCTGATCTCTCCAATCTTCACTCATATTTGCCATAATCACTGCTGCTGCCTCTTCGGTTTCGGCATAACCTTCATCGATCAGATAACCTTTTACGATGTCAAAAAGATCTAAATCCATATTCAATCTGCGCTGTCTGATTTGTTGCTGAAGATTTGGTTTTGGTGCAGCAGCAGGAGCAGTAGTTGTTGCTGCAGCAGGAGCAGGAGTTGCAGGTCCAGTTGCAAGTGCTCCAGTACCAGTCAAGTTTGCACCTGTTGCTCTAAGTTGCTGTGCTTGTCTAAGTTCAGCAGAAGTTGGAATTCTTCTTTCAATAGAAGAGGGAGCAATTGGAGCAGGACCTGATGGTGCAGCAGTTGGAACGGGTCTTGGTGGTGCAGCAGTTGGAACGGGTCTTGGTGGTGCAGCAGTTGGAACGGGTCTTGGTGGTGCAGCAGT